AAGTTCTTCCCCTTCTGGGATGGAAAACTGAACGCCCGTCCAGTACCCAATGGGTTTCAGCCTACGAATGAGGAGATCGACCTCCTAAATAGGTATGGCCAGCAGGGTCTGCGAGAAGAGAACCTTATTTTTAGGCGTTTTCTCCTCGACACAGACCCCGAGATTCGCCGGAATCCCGAAATGTTCGGGGTGATGTACCCCTTTGACGACCTAAGCTGCTGGATTGCCAGCACAAACGCCGCGATTCCCGAGCACGCACTCAAAAAGCACCTAAAAGGGCGTCTTCAGCACTGGACCGGGCCCTATATGGAATATGAAGCGCCACAAGCGGGCGCGGTATACGCGATTGGAGTCGATCCGGCGGGTTATGCTGCCCGAGATCACGCCTCCTTCCAGATTTTGAAGTGTTGGAGAGGCGAGTGGACGCAAGTTGCTGTGTTCGCGGACCATGTAGACCCCCTGAAGTTCACAGATGCTCTAATTAAGGCTGGAATCCGCTACAATAAGGCCTTATTGACTGTTGAGTCGAATGGTGTGGGCCAGGCTGTGCTTTCTCTCCTCCAAGAGCGCGGATACCCAAATGTCTTCTGTGAGGGGCGTTTGAGGCCCGGATTTACCTCTACATCAAAGTCCCTTGACGAAGCAACGGGTTGGTTGGTAGATTCATTGCTCGACACTATGGTTTTCAATGATCACGACACCGTACAACAACTCCAGACGTATAAAAATGACAAACGCGTCGAAGAAAGCGCCAGCGCTGAGATCCTCCGAGGAAAGACCAGCGGAAAGCGCCGAGATCGACATCACTGGGATAAAGTCTCAGCCCTTATCATGGCAATCGTTGCCGCTCGCTATCTCCCTAAGAGAGATAAACCGGGGGCTCCTGTGAAGGATACGAATGTCGTAATGTTTACGGGAATGAGCTACGATGACCAAGAGATGTACCGAGAGAAACTCTCGGCAGATAAACCCACGAAAAGAAAACGCTTTTCTTACCGCTCAGTGCGGAAACGGAGAAAATAATGCCTGACAAGAATAATACCGCTAAAAAAGCAGGACGCCTTACTGTTGCCGCTGCCCAGAAGGCCATGCCCGGGATGTTCCCGGCTGCCGCCCTCGGAAAGATGGCTGCTTCTCGTGCATTCAGTACGGAGAAGGACCCGAATGATCCAGGCCGAATGACAGAAGAGAAGATGGAAAGTCTCAACGCTGCTATTGATGCGGGGGGCTCCGAAATCGATGCTGTCAAGAAAGCCGGGAAAAAGAAGAAAAAGAAGTTTGTCCGGCAACCAGACCTACACATCAAAGGCGCGGTGGGTGACCAGGAGTGACAGACTCAGACCCTAAGATTTATCGTCATCCAACCCAGGATACGGCGGTTATAGAGCTTGGACCTTTTCTTCGGATGTCAATCCCAATGACCCTCGTTTCTCAGCATGGACCTATCCACGCTGATTGGACAAGGTTGGAGGGAGCACTCGATGAGATTTATGGACTACTCACCTTGGGCACTGCGCCGCATGGCGGAACGCCGCTTGGTGAACTACTTGGTAGAGAGAATGGCAACTCCCCTTAGATCCCTCCGCGATCAACTCATCCAGAATATCCTTAAGGGTACTCGGGATGCGACTAAGGAAGCGGGTATTGCCCCTTCAGACGGGGCCGTTTCTGTCGGGAACATTGACCCTTCGCCTAAAAGAAAGCAAAGAGAAGAAGAACTTGAAGAAGAACTGGATGAGCTTGCTCGTCCAGGAGCACAAGTGGAGCAAGCATAATGTTGACTAAATCCCAGATCAAGGGCTTGATCGAAACCCATAAGGCCAAGTCCCATATCGACCAAAAGGGGTGGGACGAAGTCCGCTCCTGGTATACCAGCCAGTCTACAGGAGTCGGAGGGCCGCAGGGGAGCGCGGATGCCCAGGCCGATGAGGACCTGTCTTTTCAGACAAACTATCCTTACGCTTTTGTGGACACGATGGTAGCGAATATCTGCCCCAATAATCCTGAAGTTACGGTAAATGCCCGTCGAAAGGGGCTCCACGAGCCTGCGAAATACCGAGAAGCTCTCATCAATGACACGCTGCGGCGGGTTCGGACACACCGGATTCTCTGGCGTGCAGCCACGATGTCCAGCGTTTATCCTCGGTCATTCGTAAAAACGGTCTGGAACTTCAAGAGGCGCTCCCCCGATTTCCTCGTCGTAGATCCTCGCTATGTCTGGTACGACATGTCCGTAGATCGCTGGGAAGACATCCGATACACCATTGAGGTTACTGTACTCACCCGACAGGATTTCGAGTCTCGCATCAAACGGGAGAAGAATTCTTCCGATGAGAGTAAGGTTTATTCCGCTGAAGTCGCTGAGAAAGCGCAGTTTGGTGGATACCCTGAATGGCTCAAGGACCAGCAGCGTGATCGCTCCCTTATGAATGAGTCCTCAAAAGAGGTCTTCGAGTGGGTGACCGTTTATGAGGTCTATGACTTCTCAGGCGATGGTCGATATTTTCATTACTTGGAAGACCAAGAGGAGCCCCTCTTCTCAGGAGAACTCCCCTATCGGTTCATCCGTAATCCTTTCTACCGACTAACCTTCAATGATAACTTGGAGAATATCGGAGGACTTAGCGATGTATCTCTTATTGCCCCAGTGCTTGAGCGCCTCAATGAGTTGGATACGCTTATGCTTTGGTTCGCTCAAACGGCGATTCCAATCACGATGCTCAACACGGGCCTCGTAGACAATCCAGAACGGATTCGTTCGCAGCTACGCGATGCTACCTCTCCCGGTTCTATCGTTGAGGTTGCAGGAAAATCCGGAGCTTCGATGCAGGACATCGTTGGTCATACAATGACCCCGAGCTTGTCACCGGAGTTCGTTGCCGCTCGGGACCGATGTATTCAAGTCATCGAGTTCATCCTGGGCATCCCCCAATACTCTCGGGGAGTCGTCGGGGTTAGCGATGTTGCTACAGAAGTAGCTCTTGCTGATACAGCGACCCGGACCCGGAACGGCCGACGCCAACAAGAAGTATATGATCTCATCTCTTGGCAATCCCAAAGCATTGTAGGTCTCTATGAAGAGTTCCTCGCTGATGATGAAGTCCTCCCTGTTCGTATGGGAGGCGACTCCGAGGTTGTCGAGATCACACGAGCATCTATGCTTGCTCGGGAAATCTTATCCGCTCAGGGAGAGGAGCCTCTGGAGTATGACTATTCCGCTGTCCCCTACTCTCCGACTGAGAATAATCGCCTGGTTCAGCTTCGGAACTTGAGTCAATACTTTGAACTCCTCGCACAATCAGAACAGATTGACCAGAAACGGCTCGTCCGGAAACTAACAGAACTTCTCCAAATGGAAGACATCCTGAAAGACAGGCAACAGCTTGAACAGGAGGCCCAGGCGGCAGACCAACAGGCCCAAGAAGCGCAGGCCCAAGCGCAGGGCGGAATGCCCCCGGTTGGCCAAACGAACGATACTATCGCGAGTGGCGCTCTTCCCCCGGGCACTGAACCCGTGATGCCTCCCCTACCCGGGGGCGGAGGCGCTGGCGGAGGACAAAGTCCTCTGACAGGGTTCGGTGGGGCCCCTTTTGATACTGGCCCTGGTATTCCGAGGAATCAGTAATGCCTACTTATACTGGGCGATGTGCGGCCTGCGGAGAGTTCGAAGAAGTTATGCGGGCGACTGAGTACCTAAATCTCGGTGGCCTTTCTTGCCCTTATTGCAAGACAAAGGCTGCTACGGTTATCCGGAATGCCCCCGCGTTCATCGGTCCAAGGGTCTCCTCTTCTCTAAAAATAGACCAGATTGGACAAACCTTCTCTTCTCCTGAAGAGCAGAAAGCGTACTTTGCCCGGAGGAAAGACCGTCGGCTCGTCAGCGCGAATGATTCTTCATTCAAAGAGCACCGAGATCAAGTCCGGAATCAGGTCGATGCGACTGCCCGAAAACAGGGTTTTCGAGACCATGAAGACCGCAAAAAGCACCAACGCAAAGAGATCGCACACCGAAAGGCTTTATCCCTCGGTGATAGAAAAATACAAATCTAACTTTACTTCCCTGGGCAAAAGTCTCAGAATGCTATAGACTTGCCTTGACGAGTCACCCTCTCCCAAGGTAGAGATCAATAAAGGATCCAACATGCAAGACGAGAATAAAAATCCCTTTGCTGAAGAAGAAGAAATTGATCTGGAAGGGGATGTGGCGGAAGAAGAGTTTGATGAGGGATTAGAAGAGGGCGTAGAAGAGGAAGCAGGAGAAGAGCTTGCCGCTGAGTTTGAATCTCCCCTTGATGCCCTCAGCGCTGCTCTTGACGAGCACGGCGCAGACCCTCAAGCTTTGATGGATTGGTTCCAAGAATATGGCTATGAGCTTGTCTCTACGGGAGAAGCCGGAGCAGAAGAGGGAGAAATGGAAGGCCCTCCTGATCTTGTTGGTCTTCGTACTTCTGTAGTCGAGAAACTTGGTCCTATGCTCGGGAGAGAGAAGTGAGCGTAGAAGTTGCCAGCGTAGGCTACGCTGCCCCAGCGTCTGCCCCAGCGCCTGCTCCTGTTGCGGCGGTTTCTGCTCCCGTTTCTGCGCCCGCACCCACGGAAGCGAGCCCCGCTCCCACACAGACTTCTGAGGCTCCAGCCTTCGCATGGTCTTCCTGGGATGGATCTTCTGAAATTCCCGAAGAACACCAAGACGCCTACTCTCGTTTATCCCAACACTTTGAAGACGGATACAAAGACCGAGAAGAAGAGCTTGACTCTCTCCGTTCAATGTATGCTGCTATGTTGAGCGAAGAGGAAGATCCTCGGATTAAAGAATCCTTGGATAAATATGAGGCTCTCCAGAAGCAGCATGAGGCCCGGAATACAGAGTTTGAGACTCTCCAGAAAGAGTATGATGGATTTCTGGACAGTTCCGCAGGCGATTATGTAGATCGTTTTTGGAAAGACCACGAAGAGCTTTCAAAAGACTCCGAGAAGCTCTCGGTCCTTATTGATCTTATCGATGAAGAGAATAACTATGGAGGACGCTGGGATGGATACATCGCCGCTGAACTCCTCGGGCTCCCTGAAGGGGCCCAAGCCATCGCCTTCGAAGCGAAGAAAGATGGTGTTTCTGACGTTTACGCACTCAAGTTGGCCAAGGCACATGCTCAACTCGAAGAAGTCCAATCACAGCCTTCCCCCAAAGAAGTCAAGGCCGCCCAAATTAAGGCCAAAGCTGTGGCGAAAGCGAAGCGCCCACGCCAAGGTGCGAAAATCACCAACGGCGCAACTACCTCTTCCAGCCCTCGGGTTGCAAAAGGTGGCATGGGTGACGCGCATTCATTAGACGATTTGAGAAATCTCGCTGCTCGCCGGGCCCTTCGGGTTCATGGTGGGGGCAGATAGCAAGCCGGGGGTTTCCCCCTTTCACACCACTGAGGATTCAGAAAAATGGCAATTAGCCCTGATGTAGTCGCAACCGCGTTGCAAGATCTGGCCCCCGGTTACTCGGAACTATTTACCCTCTGGCATCCGCTCATGGAGCGGGTCCTCAAGCGGGGAAATACGGATCGAGCAACCTTAAAAGGCCCTTACCGAGAGTTTGTCGTCGTCTCAGACGGCCCAGGAACCGTTACCCAGGTTCTGACAGGCTCAGAAATCATTGCCGGCGGACGCCGTCAAAATGCTCAACGAGGTGATGCTTATGCTCCTCGTATGATTTATGCATTTGACGTTCCCGGCAAGGATCTCGCTGAAGCTAATGGTGAGAACGATCTCGCCAAAATCATTAAGCGTTATCCAGAGTTGGCTCTGTCCGACTTCCACGAGCGTATCGCAGGTCAAATGGCCTCTGGTAACTCCACCACAGGTGTTGGCGGTTTCCTCACCTTGAACGGTGATCAAACCTATAATCCCCAAGGCACGAACCGCGATGGCGTGTTCGAGTATGCTGCTCCTGCCGCTCAGACCGATACCGTATTTGGTATTGCTAAAGCCGGTGCGGGTGGTCCTTCTGGTTGGTACAACCAGTATGGTCAAATCTCATCTTTCGCGACCGATGGTCGTGCGACGATGCGTCAGACTTACTATGCTGCCAGCCGTCAAGGCTCGAAGGCCAGCGGCCCTGTTGATCTGCTCCTCGGTGATGAGGCTTCGTACCTCAACTACATCGATGATCTTGATGATCAGGTCCGTGTTATGCGCGTCGAAGGCGACAAAGCTCCCAAGGCTATGCGTCAAGGAATTCCATTCCTCGAAGCAGACTTCTTCTTGGAGCAATCGATCACTGACGGTGCCGCTAACTTCACCACTGGTGGCTCCGCTAATGGCGTCATCTACATGATGAAGACTGACACTTGGCACATGTACACGCTTGGACATGATTCTGGCATGGAAACGAAAGGCGATTTCGCTATTCGTGGCCCTATCCGGATTCCTGAGCAAGACATGTGGCGTTATGAGTACGTCCTCAACATGGGTATGTACTGTGACCAACTTCGCGCTAACGGTGTTGTTACCGGTGGCGGAACCCCATAAACTTCTAAAGTCTTAAGGAGACTTATCATGGCTATTACAACTGCGGCTGGTGTTGCTTACGACACAGTCACAAACGAGAGCGGAGCCGGTCTGGACGATGCGTCTCAATTGGCTCCTCTGGGGTTCCAGTTGGTCGTTCCTACTGCGAATAATGGTGATCAGATTTGGACCTACGTCAAAGCCGCTGGCGCTTTGGGAGTGGGAGAAATCTGCCAACTCGTCAACGCAGCCGCCCAGACGGAGGTCCAACCCACAGCAGTCGCTACTCTTGTCCAAAAGGCAGGTATTGTCGGTGTTGCCCAGCACGCTATTGGAGACAATGGCTTCGGATTTATCTTGACCAAAGGTCGTGGGAATATCCGAGCAGGAAGTGCTCCAATCGGAGCAGATCGAGCTGTCACTCCCGGCGGTGCCGGTGGTGGTAACCTCGGTCGCGGACTCGATTTCGCTGCGGGTAACGTCGCCCCAGGCTGTATTATCGCCTGGTGTTCGGTGACTGGACTCGCTACTGCGCAATCGACCTGCTGGATTGATTGCGGCGGAACCTGATCCGGCTGAATCTGTAGTAAACTAAAGGTGGCACCCCCTTTCGGGGGGGTGCTTACCCTTGTAGGAGTGCGCCATGAATCTTGGAGAAATCAGAACGGCCATGTTTTCCCAGGCTGACTGGGCTCCTAAACAATCCCAAGATGCGATTGACCGGGCTAATCGGTTTATCAATCGGGCATATTCCCAGATTGCCCAAGAAGCCCCTTTCCTCTTCTTTGAGAGTCGGTTGGGTTTTGNCACACAGGCGGACGACACCCCAGATACGGATGCGATTCNAGACTTGAACCCCGCGTCCGCTGCTGATACGATCTCCCGTGTTCCCTTAGANGCTTGGGTTCTCCANCGCGATCTCCCCACTACGACTGGAGGTCTTACTCCTTGG